ACTGACATTTTGCGCGTTTACGGAAAAAACCGGAGAAAAAAATATGAGCCAGAAAAAGCGTAGCGATAAAAACAGCGTCACCGCCGCCCTCGGTGGTTTTAAGGGTGCAATTGAAAGCGTCCCCTTGCCGCAGGGCGTTGAGTTGCGCAGCGAAGACGAAATGGTAATTTGGGGTCAGTTCACGCGCGCACGCGCACGCGAGGATTGGCGCGATATGGACCTTCTTCTTCTGGCCAAGGTCGTAAGGATGGAAGCAGACATCAGGCAACACCAAGCAGCGGTTGAAGCGCAGGGCGTAATTATTGAAAACCAGCGAGGGACACCAATTCCAAATCCACTTCTGGCAATCATTGACACGGTTGAGCGCAGGCAGCTTGCTGTCATTCGTTCAATGTCATTAAACCAGCAAGCAAGCGACCCAAGAACTTTGAACGGAAGTGCCAAAAATATGCAGAGTGCAAAAAGCATTGCTTCAGACGCATCAGGGGGCGGCTTGATCGCTTTTCCTAAATGATGTCAACTAGGGGTGAAATGGTTTGCCAGTTTATTGAGACTTTTTGCCCAGTGCCAGAGGGCAAGATGGTTGGCCAGCCGTTAAAGCTGATGAAGTTTCAGCGCAAATTTATTCTTGATATTTATGACAACCCAAAAGGGACTAGCCGGGCATATCTGAGCGTTGGTAGAAAGAACGGCAAGTCTGCGTTGATCGCGGCGATCCTGCTTGCGCACCTTGTTGGCCCAGAGGCCAGACAGAATAGCCAGATCACAAGCGGCGCTAGAAGCCGAGATCAAGCCGCGTTGGTTTTTAAGCTGGCTGAAAAAATGGTTCGTTTATCGCCAGACTTAAATAAAATCATTCGTATTGTGCCAAGCCAAAAATCATTGGTCGGGTTGCCTATGAATGTTGAATATAAGGCAATCAGCGCGGAGGCTGGAACGGCGCACGGTTTGTCGCCTGTTTTGGCTATCTTGGATGAGGTCGGTCAAGTTAGAGGTCCGACTGATAGTTTCATTGAGGCCATCGAGACAGCGCAGGGCGCTCACGATGATCCTTTGCTAATTGCGATCAGCACGCAGGCTGCGACTGACGGCGATCTTTTTAGCATTTGGCTTGATGATGCCAAGAACGCCAAAGACAAGCGGATCGTCTGCCACCTATACACCGCGCCGGAAGACTGCGAGGTCATGGACAAAGCCGCTTGGAAGTCGGCCAACCCGGCGCTGGGTGAGTTCCGCAGTTTAAAAGATATTCAAGACTTTGCAAAACAGGCGGCTCGCCTGCCAGCAAAGGAAAACAGCTTCCGTTGGTTATTTTTAAATCAGCGCATTGAGGCGACATCGCCGTTTTTGTCCCGATCAGAATGGGAGGCCAACAACTCAGAGCCAGATGTTGAGCCTGGTATGAGCTGTTATGCTGGTCTTGATTTGTCGGCCAGCCGAGATTTGACTGCTTTTGTAATGGCTTTCCCAATTAATGACGGCTATCACATTGTTCCGCAATTCTTTTTGCCTTCTGATGGTATTCGTGAGAAATCAAAGAATGATAAAGTTCCGTATGATTTGTGGGCAGACCAAGGATTCCTGACCTTGATTGATGGCCCGGTAATTATCCCAGCAATGGTCGCCAGAGCTGTTGCCGAGGCTTCCGAGCGTTACGATATATCGCTTTTGGCTTATGACCGCTGGCGCATAAATGATTTCCAACGTGAGCTGGATGCAATCGGTGCGCAAGTTCCTATGACTGCGTTTGGCCAGGGGTTTAAAGACATGGCTCCTGCGGTTGATAAGCTGGAGAGATTAGTTGCTGAGAGAAAATTGCATCACGGGGGCAATCCTATTTTGAATATGTGCGCCGCTGGAGCTGTTGCGGAGCGTGATCCGGCAGGCAATAGGAAGCTAAATAAAAGTAAAAGTGTCAGCAAAATTGATGGCTTAGTGGCACTGGCTATGGCCTTGGGAGCTTCATCCCATGATGAGCAGGTTATGTCTTCGTCTCCTTGGGATGACCCTGCCTTTACGATTGCGGTTTAATGTGTTAATTTGCAACAAACATCGAGGACGCTCGTAGATGGCTTTATTTGACCGCTTTCGCAAACCGGAAAGTCGCAACTTAGAAAACCCAAGCTCACCTGTATCAGCAGAGGATTTTCTGCAAGTTATGGGTTGGGGCGAAATGTCGGCATCTGCTGGCGTTACGGTTAATACTGACACCGCTTTAGGTGTTCCTGCCGTTTGGGCCGCTGTAAATTTCCTGAGTGGTACGTTGGCTGGATTGCCGCTGCACGTTTACCGAAAAACCGCCAACGGACGCAAGAAAGTTTCTGGACCGCTTGAGGGCATTTTGCACGATGCGGTAAATGAAAATATGTCATCATTTGAGTGGCGCAAATATATGTTCGACCAAGTATTCACTGGTGGACGTTGCGTTACTTACATTGAGCGGTCTGGCAATGGCGCTGTCAAAAACTTGTGGCCGCTTGACCCGAAATATACTCGCGTTGAGCATCGCACCGAGGGCCGCCGTCAGGTTCGCGTTTACCTGCACAATGGTCAGACCTATTCCGCCAGCGAAGTTTTAGATGTTCCGTTTATGCTGAAGTCTAATGGTTTGGATGTGCGTGGGCCTATTGCAACCAACCGTGACGCAATTGGCATGGCTATCGCTGCAAGCCGTTATGGCGCAAAGGCGTTTCAATCTGGTGGCATCCCGCCAGTGGTGTTGCAGGGTCCGTTCCAAAGCGGAGCGGCGGCTGCTCGGGCGTCTGATGACGTTGCCAAGACCACTGCGAAGCTGGCTCGCGAGGGTCGTCCGGTAATGGCGCTCCCAATGGGCCACGAGATGAAGCAGATCGGCTTTAACCCAGAGCAGATGCAGTTGATTGAGTTGCAGCGTTTCAGCATTGAGCAGATTGCGCGCATTTACAGCTTGCCGCCTGTTTTCTTGCAAGACCTGACGCATGGCACATTCAGCAACACCGAGCAGCAAGATTTGCACTTTGTGAAGCACACGTTGAAGCGTTGGATTGAGCAGGTTGAGCAGGAAATGAATCTCAAATTGTTCCCTCGCGGCTCAAAACAATACATTGAGTTTAATGTTGATGGCTTGCTGCGCGGTGACTTCAAGACCCGCATGGAAGCTCACGCGACCACTATCCAGAACGCAATCCGCACGCCAAATGAGGTTCGCACGATTGAAAACATGGAGCCGCTTGAGGGTGGCGATGACTTAATGGTCCAAGGTGCAACAGTGCCTATTTCCGGCCAAGGCGGAGGCTTTGATGCCGACACCTAATGATGCAATGGCAGATGAGGCTCAACGCGGTCTTGATTGGCGCAGAGAGTATGGTCGTGGCGGAACTGAAGTTGGCATAGCTCGCGCTAGGGACATATCAAATAAAGAGAATTTAAGCATTAGTACAGTTCGCAGAATGTCTAGTTACTTCGCCAGACATGAGGTTGACAAGGAAGCTGAAGGCTTCAGGCCCGGTGAAGATGGATACCCAAGCAACGGTCGTATCGCTTGGGCGCTCTGGGGCGGTGATGCTGGCCGATCTTGGGCGAACAGGATTTTGGAGCAAGAAGGCGCAGATAGAAGCCGTGTGGACGCGGGTGGCGCTTCTGTGTTATATTTGTCAAAACATATGGAGGCCGCGATGGCTGAACGTGAAATTCGAGCAATTGCGCAACCTCTTGAGGTTCGTGAGGATGAAGGCGATGCGATCCGTGTTTCGGGTTATGCTGCGGTATTCGGCGAAGAGACGAACATCGGTGGCATGTTTACCGAGGTGATTGAGAAGGGCGCATTTGCGAGCGCCCTTGAGCGCCAAGATGACGTTGTTTTCCTAATCAATCACGATGGTTTGCCTTTAGCTCGCACCCGCTCCGGCACTTTGAGATTGATTGAAGATGAGCGCGGCTTATTTATGGAAACAGAGCTTGATGGTTCTGATCCAGATGTTCGCAGCATTGTTCCAAAAATGAAGCGCGGCGACCTTGATAAGATGTCTTTCGCATTCATTCCCACCCGTCAGGAGTGGGATGACAGTGGCGATATTCCAAAACGAATGATCCAAGACTTGCAATTGCACGATGTCGCTATTGTCACAACTCCAGCCTATGATGGCACAGAGATTGGTCTTCGCTCACTTGAGACGCATCGTGCGAACGAAACAAAAAACCAAGCTGCGAGACGACTTCGCATGAAGGCTAAGTTTTAACGAGATAACGGCGGTTCCCGCTGTTTGCCCGTTTATTTCCCCCGCCCTTGGGCAAGGCATTTTAGAAGGAGGCCAAAATGGCTGATCTTAAAACACTGCGGGAGCAAATGGCAAACATTGCCACCGAGGCCCGTTCCAAATTGAACGAAGTGACCGACGAAACTCCAGAGGCTCGCGCTTCTGAAGTTGAGCGTGAATTTGACGCCATGATGGCCGATCACGACAAGCTGGCTGCAAAAGTTGAGCGCCTGCAAAAAGTTGAAGCTGCGCTGCGCGCTGGTGACAGCGTTGATCTTGACCGTCGCCCAACATTTGAAGATCGTTCTGCGCCAGCCGTAGACGAAGGCTTCAAAATGGATTACCGCGCTGCATTCGCTGAAATGATTGCTTGTGGTGGTGATGCTTTTGTTGACGCAGAAGTTCGCAACGTGTTGCGTGAAAACCGTACTCAAGTTGGTTCCACTGACGCCGCTGGTGGTTACACTGTCCCAACTGAGTTGGCTACATTCATTGAAAAAGCAATGATTGCAACTGGCCCAATGTACGACAGCACATTGTTCACAGTTATCAACTCTGCTGATGGCCGTCAGTTCAACATCCCAACCGTTGACGATACAGCCGTTACTGCCGTTGCACACACTGAAGGCACTCAGCCAACAGACGATGGCGGTAAAGATGCAACCTTCGGTCAAAAATCCGTTGGCGCATTTGCTTTCGATTCCGAGTGGATTCGTTGGTCTGCCGAGTTGAACGCTGACAGCATCTTGAACATGGAAAGCCTGTTGGGTGAATTGATTGGTGAGCGTCTTGGTCGTATCGCTAACAGCAAACTGACAACTGGCTCTGGTTCTTCTGACGTTGAAGGCATCGTGACCAACTCAACCCTTGGTAAAACAGCAGCCGCAGTTGCAGCCGTGACATCAGATGAGATCATTGATCTCGTACACTCTGTTGATCCAGCTTATCGCAACTCGCCTTCTACAGCAATTATGATGAACGACAGTACACTTGCTGCGGTTCGCAAGCTGAAAGACGGCAACGGCAACTACCTATGGCAGATGGGCAACTATCAAGCTGGCGTTCCACAGAACTTGCTGGGCTACAACGTAGTTGTAAACCAAGCAATGGATAGCCTTGCCACAGGCAAAAAGGTTATGTTGTTTGGCGATATGTCCAAGTTCTACGTCCGCAAAGTTGGCGCACCTTCGATCTACGTTGCTCGTGAGCGTTTCGCACCAGATTACGGCATTTTGGGTTACATCCGTTTCGACGGCGTACTGTCCAACACAGCCGCAATCAAGCACCTCAAATGTGCATAAAGTAATTGGGCGGGGCTTCGGTCCCGCCCTTTATCCAATCAAGGAGGTCTATTATGGCTCAAGTTAAACTCCTGACCGCAATGGCTGGGATCGACTTTTCCCACAATCAAGGCGATGTCATCGACTGCAATGAAGCTGAAGCCAAACGGTTTATCGAGGCTGGAATTGCTGAACCTGTTACGGCCACAAAAGTTGAACGCGCTGTCAAAAAGACTGTTGTTCGTAAGGCTGTCGCAGAGGAATAAAAAATGGTTAAGCCTCTCCCAAGCCATCACGCCGTTGAGCGAGTGGATGCTCCGCTGACCACACCGATAACCTTGTCGGAGGTGAAGAGTCAGTTGCGAGTTGAAAGCAGTGACGATGACATCATTTTAGCTCGGTTAATCAATGTTGCCATTGCTTATACTGATGTCCGTGGTGCTTTGGGTCAGGCAATGATTACTCAAAAGTGGGGGCAGTGGTTAGCTCCAAACCCTCCGCAGCGCGTTGACATCATGCTAAAGCCTTTGCAGTCCGTGACTGCGATAAAATATTATGATGAAAATGGCGACCTGCAAGATGACGATATAAATAATTATGACGTATATGGCACTGAAAACGCTGCTTCAATTGGTCCAAAAGATAATTTCTCTTGGCCCACTACACAAAATCGCCATGACGCTATTAAAATTGAATATGAGATTGGTTATGGTGATGCGGCTTCAGATGTCCCTGACACAATTCGGCACGCCATGATGCTTTTGATCGGTCATTGGTATGACAACCGCGAGCAAACTCAAATGGATGAGCTTTCAAACATACCGTTTGGATTTGTTGAGCTTATGAATATGCACCGCGAGAATTGGTATGGTTAAGGCAGGCTTGATGCGTGATCGCGCCGTCTTTCAAAGGCTCACAGAAGGTGCGTCTGATGAATATGGCAACGTGTATAGTGGCTGGACTGATCTGGCTACTAGATCGGCTGATCTGCGAGAGCAGAAAGGCCGTGAGCGCATCAACGGCGGTGTTTTAAGCGATGTAGCCTTGGCAACAATGCGTGTGAGATCAGACAGCACAACTTCCACTATAACCTCTGCGGATCGCGTCGTTGCGAGAGGCATAACCTGGGCGATCAAAGATGTTATGCAGGTTGACGCTAAAGATACCTTGATGGAGTTTATTCTTGAGAAGGGTGTTGCGGCGTGAAGATTACTGGCCATAAGAAACTGATGAAGCAAATGAAAGATTTGCCGCAAGAAGCTCACAAGGCTTTGGAAAACTCTATTCAGAGATCAGTTAATTATGGCGTCAGAAAAGCTCGCTCGATTGTTCCTGTCGCCAGCGGTGATTTGAAAAAGGGAATAAATGGAAATGTCATAACAAAGTCAGGCGAAATATTTGGCTTTATTAACTTTTATGATGGAGATTTCAGCGAAGGTCTTGCGGCAAGCTCTATTAACTATGGTTATGGCAATATGAGTTTTGGATATGAGTTCCGAAAAGAGGTCAAAAAAATGGTTGGTGATCGCCACAAAAGAACTGTTGCGAGAAACCTGAACAAAGCTATCAAGGATGCGATGAATGGCTGATGGTTATGCACTCGCAACCCAGGTTGGCGTTTTGGCAGCATTGAAGGCAAACTCTGGCGTAACTTCGCTGGTTTCAAATCGCATTTATGATGAACCTCCGCAGGACGCTGTTTTTCCGTATCTTCGCTTCAACACAATTCAACCGAATGCTTTTGACACTGACACCGCTCAAGGTGCCTTGGTTGACATCAGCTTGGAGGCTCATTCTCGCAGCGCCTCTGGCCGAGTTGAGGCCACACAGATAGCGGAGGCGGTTCAGGCCGCTCTGCACCGCCAGGAAGCATCTGTTTCGATTGCAGGCTACACCTTAGTCGAATTGATATTTGAGGCTATATCGGTTACAAGAGATAGTGAGGGCCGTGGCTTTACGGCTGTCATTTCGCTTCAAGCTATGCTTGACACCGCCTAAACTCCGGCGCTCTGGGCAAGCGCACAACAATGGAGGCCAGTTATGGCTAAACAACTCGGACGCGCCTTGCTGGTCAAAATCGGCGATGGCGAAGCATCGGAAACATTCGCAAACCTTTGCGGATTGAATTCTAAATCACTTACAATCAATAACTCTTCTATTGATGTGACAACTCCAGATTGCACAACCCCAGAAGGCGCTTTGTGGACTGCAACTCTTGCTGGCCTTAAAAACCTAAGCGTCTCGGGCGATGGCTTTTTTGAAGACAGCACAGCAGAAGCACGCATGAACACTGTGGCAATGTCGGCTGACAATGCAGTAAACATGCAAGTCGTTGTTCCTGACTTTGGTACATATGCTGGCGCTTTCCGCATTTCTTCTTTGGAATTTGGCGGCGAGACTGAGGGTGGCGTTACTTACTCCATCTCTCTTGAAAGCAATGGCGTAGTGACGTTCACAGCAGCATAATGGCTATAACTGCTGAAGCACAGCGAGGTGGCATCGTCGAAACTATCGGCGATGCCACTTATCCTTTCAAACTCCGCAATCGTGAGATTGAACGGTTTGAAGATAAATATCGCGGTATATTTGACCTTTGGGATGGCTTTTTTAGCCGAGGCACTAAGCCGACGAGCAAAGAGGTGCGCGACCTTGTGGCCTTGGGTCTAGTCGGCGGTGGCATGAAAGACGCGCAGGCTGATGCGGTTATTAATGACTGCACGCCAGAAGACCTGCTGAGGCTTTATCAAATCGCTCAAGCACTTCTCGGTGTTGCGTTTATGCCTGACGTTGGTGAAGAAAAAGAATTAAAAAAAAAGACGGAGGTCGGAGACATAGCCGACTAAACGTCAGGTCCATGATCGGCAACGGGATCATCGCTGGCTTACATCCAGAAGAAATTCGTGATATGATCCCGAAAGATACATGGGTTGCATTTAAGGGTTGGTCTGATGCACATTCACCTAAAGAGGCTGGCGCAGAAGCTATGACCTCGGGTGACTACAAAGAGCTGGTGAGGCGAGTCGATGGCAATTAATGCAGAACAATTAAACATCATTCTTGCGGCCCGTGACAAAGAGTTCACAAAAGCGATGGACCGCAGCCAAAAGCGCGTTGAGCGTTTTGCGCAGCAATCTCAAAAACAATTAAGCAAAACTGGAAAATCTTTTGACGCGCTGTCTGGGGTTGCTTCAAAGTTTGGCGTTGCCCTGTCTGCTGGCGTTGTGGCAAGCGGTTTTGCTAGAATGATAAAAGACGCAACGGATGCCGCTGTCCGTATTGATAACCTTTCAAGGGTCGCGGGTCTCAGTGCGGAAAGGTTCCAAGAGATGACCTTTGCCGCAGGAAAATTTGGGGTTCAGGAAGAAAAGCTGGCCGACATACTTAAAGATGTAAATGATAAGTTTGGTGACTTTTTTCAAACTGGCGCTGGTCCATTGGCCGACTTTTTTGAAAATATTGCACCCAAGGTTGGTCTGACTGCAAAAGAGTTTAAGAACCTGTCAAGCGAGCAGGCTCTTGGGAAGTATGTTAAGGGCTTGCAGGATGCGAATGTAAGCCAGCAAGAGTTGACGTTTTACCTTGAGGCGATTGCCTCGGATGCAACTTTGCTTGCGCCGTTGTTGTTAAATAACTCTGAGCAGCTTGAGAGAATGGCTGCTGCCGGGCGAGACCTAGGTGTCGTTATGTCTAATGATATGATTACAAATTCAGTTGCAATGCGCAGGACTTTTGATGAAGTCATGGACGTTATGACCGCAAAGTTTAATACATTTGCTCTCACTGTTGTCGCTGGATTTGATAAGATTTTCAACATCAGTAAAGGTGAGCAACTTAAAGAGTACCAGCAGGAATTGGATGCTCTAAATAGAAAGGCTTATGAAGCAAGTGAGACGGTCAGGGAGCTTGCTACTGGTGAGGTTACAATAAGTGCTGGTTTTTTTGGGAAAACTGAAGATCAAAAAAAATTGCAACAAGCAGCAATAGATGCAGCACAGGAAGAATTAACTCTTATTCAGGAGAAGCAGACTGCTATCCGTGACGCAATGGCCCTAATTCGAGAGCAGCAAAATGCGGCTGCGGAATTAAAGGCAACGCTTGATGCTCTGCAAGGTGGCGGCACTACCACCACCGCAACCTCTGGAGGCGTAACAACGACGCCAGCAGGCACACCTCCAGGAAGCACTGACAACAATCTTCAAAGAGCTTTGGACGCAATTTTCAATCCGTTTCTTGCTGCAACGGAAGATGCTGTTTTTGAGACTGGGATAAAAGGTCTCAAACCTCTTGAGCAGGAAGTAGCAAGGTTAGAGCGCCGCAGAGATCAAATGATTGAAAATGCGAAGATTGCTTATAAAGACGCTGGCGAAGAGATGGACAGATATGATATTGTCCAAATCGAAAATATTGCTTACGCTTGGTTTAACGCTGAAAAGGAAGCGGCTGAATTTGCCAGCACGCAATCGTCGGCTTTATCAGAGAGCGAGTTGGATTCTTTAAGGGCCGCAAAAGCCTTAAAGGTTTATACAGACCAACTTGAGCAACTTGGCGTCACGGCTTCTGAATTTGAGACTATTGGCAACACAATGCAAAGTTCTATGGAAGATGCTTTTATGTCAATAGCTGACGGAACTGCATCAGCTAAAGATGCCTTCAAGTCAATGGCGGCGGATGTAATCAGACAACTTTACAGGGTTCTTGTGGTTCAAAGAATGGTCGGGCAATTAGCAACGGCAACGTCTGCTGGTTCTGGAATTATGGGCTTTATCGGTAGCTCACTTGGCATAACTGGGGCAGCATCTGGACGATCAGTCAATGCTGGTCAGCCTTATATGACTGGCGAGCATGGCCGCGAGTTATTTGTTCCTCAATCCAACGGTCGTGTTTTAAGTGCTGCACAAACCAACAATCTTGGATCAAATGGCGGCGGCGGTATTACAGTTGTTCAAAACAATACATTCCAAAGCGGAGTGACGCGATCAGAGGTCAGTGCGCTATTGCCGCGCATGGTTGAAGCGTCAAAGGCTGCGGTTCTTGATGCCAAGCGTCAGGGCGGATCATACGGAAAAGGTTTCTCATAATGGCAATTATTTATCCACTGAGCATCCCGAACACTAACAGCATAAACGACTTCAATCTTGATGCAGTAAATGCAGTGGCTTATTCTCAAAGTCCATTCACGTTTGCTGGACAGGCGCACGCTTATTCTGGGCAAATGTGGCAGTTAGACGCTACATTAAAGCCTATGCGAAGAAGCCAAGCCGAGCCTTGGATTTCGATGCTGACATCCTTGAGGGGGCAGTTTGGAACTTTTCTGATCGGCGACCCTTTAGGCTGCAACCCAAGAGGCACGGCAACATCAGTTAGTGTGTCTGGTTCAACTGGAAACAACAGCGTCACAGTTGTTATGACCGGATCATTACTTGCTGGAGATTATATACAGCTCGGTTCAGGCTCAACCGCTACTCTGCACAAGGTATTGCAGGATCAATCTGGTAATGGGACGCTTGAAATATGGCCTGCACTTAGATCAGATCAATCATCTGCCTCCGCTACTTTAACAAACACTGTTGGAAGATTTAGACTTAATTCAAACTCAATATCTAGGCCATCTAACAGCTCGGGAGTTTACGGGATTAGCTTCAGCGCGATGGAGGCGATATGACCCGCAGCACTCCAGCATCCTTACTGACGGCATTAAGCCAGCCAGAGGTTCTTCCGTTTTACGCTGTTGAGATGGACTTCGATAGCGCGCCAGTTCGCTTCTGGACTGGCTACGGTGATCGCACAATCGGCGGCGAAACCTACCTCGGCACAGGCAACCTTCTCAGCATTGGCGGCTTGGAAGAGGTCAACGACTTATCAGCCAAGCGGATCACGTTGCAGCTTTCTGGCGTTCCCGCATCACTGGTTTCACTTGCACTGCAAGAGCCGTATCAAAACCGTGAATGCAAGATTTACTTCGGAACCACTGACACCAGCACGCCGATAGAGGTATTCAGCGGCCTGATGGACGTTATGACCATCGAAGACAGTGGTGACACCAGCACGATCTCTTTGACTGTAGAGAGCAAGCTGGTGCGCCTGGAGAAAGCGTCAAACTGGCGCTACACAGATGGCAGCCAAAAGTCTCGCTATCCGAGTGACACGTTCTTTTCATATCTTGCCGACTTGCAGGACCGTGACATAGTTTGGGGCCGGGAGGTCAAGTCTGACTGATGGGGCCACGCGAGAGACTTAACGCCTACATAAAGGCCATGAGTGACAAGCCATTCGTATGGGGTCAGCACGATTGTTTGACGTTCACCAACGACGCTTTCAGGGCTATGCACGGCGATGGTTGGGCTGACGATTGGCTTGG